CGCACGCGGCACGAAAAAATTTCTTTGTTGAGTTCAAAATGAAAAAATTACGAGGACGCTTTTATCTCGCCTGACTCGCGATCTCTGCAATATGAACGGCACAAGGAACGAGCCGCAGAACGACAACGCGAGAACTCAAAAGCCGCTCGCGATATCGGCGAGATTCCGAAGATCGTCAACAAGAAACGCCGCGAGAAATCCCGTCGCAGTTTCCGCGACTTCTGCGAGTCGTACTTCCCAGACGTTTATTCGCTGGACTGGTCGGAGGATCATCTCAAGATCATCGACCGCATCGAGCGGGCGGTCTTAAAGGGCGGACTGTTTGCGATGGCATGTCCTCGAGGATTCGGTAAGACGTCACTCGCAGAAACGGCGGCGCTTTGGTCGATCATATACGGTCATCGTCAATTCGTCTGTTTGATCGGGGCGAGCGAGGAGTCTTCGTCGGAGATGCTCGACTCGATAAAAGCGGAGTTCGAGAATAACGACCTTCTCGACGAAGACTTCCCCGAGGTCTGTTATCCGATTCGATGTCTCGACGGAATCACGCTGAGAGCGAAGGGGCAAACGTATAAGGGGAAGCGAACCCAGATCAACTGGACACAGAAAACGATTGTATTACCGACGATCAAGGGTTCGAAGGCGTCAGGGGTTATCGTTAAGACTACGGGGATAACCGGACGGATTCGCGGTCTTAAGCACAAAAAGAGCGACGGGTCGAGCGTCCGTCCTGAACTGGTTATCGTGGACGATCCGCAGACCGACGAGTCAGCGAGAAGTCCGAGCCAATGCGCGACGCGGGAAGCGATCCTCGCGGGGGCGGTTCTGGGTTTAGCCGCTCCGAATACGAAGATCTCGGGGATCATGCCTTGCACGGTCATTAAGCAGGGCGACATGGCCGACCGGATTTTAGATCGGGATATTCATCCCGACTGGCAAGGCGAGCGTACTCGCCTAATTTACGAGTGGCCGAAGAACGAGTCGCTATGGCTGAAATACGGAGAGATCCGCGAGGAGGATCTGAAGTCAGGCGGCGACGGCTCGAAGGCGACGGAGTTTTATAAAGAGAACCGCGAGGAGATGGACGAAGGCGCGGTCGTCGCTTGGGATCATAGATTCAACGAGGACGAGATCTCAGCCGTTCAGAATGCGTGGAATCTTAGGTTAAGAGACGAGGACGCCTTCTTCGCGGAATATCAGAACGACCCAGTCGCGCAGAGAGACGAAGTCGATCAGGTCGCCGACTCGGAGATCGCCGCGAGGGTCATCGACTTAAAAGAGCGAGAGATCCCGCTCGAGTGTGAACGGATCACTTGTTTCGTCGACGTACAAGCGACGCTCTTGTACTATACGGTCGTCGCTTGGGGTCAAAATTTTACAGGTCATCTCGTCGAGTTCGGAGCGTACCCCGATCAGGGTCGCACATACTTTACGCTCCGCGAAACGAAAAAGACGTTCGCGACGATAACTCCGAACGCGGGATTCGAGGGACAGTTAACCGCCGCTCTCGATAGTCTGGTTAATCGCCTGATGACTAGTGAGTACAAGAGATCCGACGGCGCCTCGATGCAGATTGAAATTCTGATGATAGACGCGAATTACGGACAGTCGACGGACACTGTCTATCGGTTCATCCGTCAGAGTCCGCATCGGGCGAAACTGTTCCCGAGTCACGGTCGATATGTCGGGGCGAGTTCTCAGCCGTTTAGCGACTACAAACGGAAGGCGGGCGAGCGGGTCGGTCTTAATTGGCGGGTTCCAGCGATCAGGGGGAAGCGGTCGATTCGTCACGTTCTCTATGATACGAACTTCTGGAAGTCGTTTTTGATGTCGCGGCTAAAGACGGCGAAGGGTGACACGGGCGCTCTGACGTTTTTTAAAGTCAACAGGCAGCGGCTCCAGATGATGAGCGACCAGATTCGCTCCGAGTACAGCGTCCGGACGACTGGTCGAGGTCGCGAGGTCGACGAGTGGAAGACGAGACCCGACAGGCCGGATAATCACTTCCTCGATTGTCTGGTCGGTTGCTGCGTCTGCGCGTCGATGCTCGGTTGTGACCTAATGACGCCGCGTCGCTCGATCAACGATCGCGTTGTCCGCAAAAAGAAACGAAATAACGTCGAGTATATGTAAGGAGTTTGTATTATGGCGAAGAAGCGCAAAGCAGGACGCCCGCGAGGGGCGAAGACAAAGAAGGTCGAGATCGTGGATACGATCACGTCGACCTGTCCGAAATGCGGATCGAGTAAGCGGAGCAAATATACCCAGCATAGACGCCTCGACTCGAGCGGTCGACTTCCGAGCGGTCTAGTGTTCTGCGCGGTTATCTGGCGGCGGACGAAATGTCTGAATTGCGGACAGTGGCGGGACGATCGGGAGTTCGTCCCCGAGGTCGATGGTTAGTTGGTCTATTCGCTAGGACGAACCGTTACTCGAACTATCTCGGGTACGTTGTCTTCTTCGCTTGCGAATCTCCATTGCCCGTTATTATAAAATCCGTCGACGTATCCCGTTGACGATTTGTTCACCTCTTGAATTAGTCTTGGCGTTGGGCGTCCCTCTAAGTGTTTCATGCCGTGTGTGTATACTTGGAAAAACATCGTCTTGGTTTCCTTCTTTGTTAGTTGTTAATTTAGTCTTCTTGTTGAGATGGTAAACCGTTCAACCATCGTCGAGTTTCTTCACGTTTATATGCTTCTTCCTGTGCTTTCAGTTCTGACTTGTAAGCTGCAACCGTTTGTTCACTCGTCGCTAGAGCTTCCTTTAGATCAACTGTCTCTACTCGGTTGTAAAGATGAGATCCATATGCGAGTTCTAGGCGAAGTGCTTCCAAATGCGATTCTTCTTTTTTGAGTGCGTCCTGAAGTGTTGCGTTCGTCATTTGTTTCGTGTCCTTGTTTGAGTCGACGGTTAGTTGGTAAATAGATTTACAAGTTCCATCACATATGTGGGCAACCATTTAATGCCCGTGTTGCTAATGTTGGCAATCAACATTTCACCGCGTTTGATTGCAACGGGAACATTATCACATTGATTCAAGTCATAAGACGCGACTAAATCCAACGCCGCTTCGAGGGTCAAATCCTTTTCGTCGAACGTGTTTCCGTTAAAAACTACTGTGTATAATTCGCTTGTCATCGTCTCGTGTCCTTGTTTGTTAATGTCTTAAGTATGTCTATTATTGTATGTCGGAACACATATAGTGTCAACATGAGTAAACCCACTTTTTTTGATTATTTTTTGGAGGCTATTTCAGCGGGTTTTTGAGACGAGCAGAGACGCTCGTTATCAGATGCAATAGATCAGGATGATTCGTCTCGAGTTTCTTCCGGTTCTTCTCCGTCACCGTGAGAAGCTCGGTTAGCTCCTGACGGATCAAATTTAGCTGTTGATCGCGAAGCGAAACGAGCCGCCGGAGTTTAGAGACCTCGGCGGAATTAAACCAATTCTCGGAGCGTCTGGTCATATCTTCATCGGCTCGAACAAGCCGAACTCCCCGTCGATAACGACGCCGCAGCCGATAATCGGTTTCTTGTTAAACTTGAATCCGTAGTCCATCGCGGCGGCGTCGCGGTCAATTCCACAGCCGACATTCATCGCGAATATAATTACGTTCTCATTAGCAAAATAAGTGACGCCCGCCTGCGCGTGTAAGTGACCTTGAACCCAGCTCGAGAAATGTTCCTTCGCGTTCGCCATCGCCGCATTCTGTCCGCCGCGTCCTCGATCACCGTGAGCGTACAGGACGCCGTCGATCTGGTGGATCGCGTAACGAGGTCGCCAATCCCAGCGGGGCGTTTCCCAGATGTCTGCGTAATTACGGATCATCTCGACGGGGACTCCGACCGTCCGAGCCTGTCGACGCGGTAGCGCGTCATGATTACCAGTCATGACGACGGCGTCGGGGAATGCTTTATAAAGTCGCTTTACCTGACTTAGTGCGAGCCTGTACTCATCGACCGGCGAAGGACTCGACGGGTTCTTCTCGTGAAAGCTAATCGCCCCGAAGTCGACGACGTCGCCGATATGAACGACCGCGTCGGTCTTATGCTTCTTCTTTATGTCTTTAAGGAAGTCAACGTACCCGTCGATCATAACGGGACAGTGAGTATCACCAATTACAAGAACTCGCGACATATAACCTGTTCTCCTTATCTTCTTATTAAGACAGACTCGCGCCAAACGTCAAAGATTCATAATACCCGTCTGACATTTTCATCCATCGCATGATATCGGAACATTCGATCGCTTAAGGCAAAATGTAATTATGCCTCAGAACATTACGCATTCAGACGCCGCGTCGACGAGTCCTTCGTACGCCGAGCAAATGGTCTCAATTTTAGAGACCGCCTTAAAACAAAACGCCGGTATTGTCTCCGTTGTCGTCGACGGAACACAGATCAGGTACGACCGCAAACAGGCGCTCGATGAACTCCGCTATTGGAAGCGGATCGTCGGAGCCGAGAAGGGAACGCGACCGCGAGTCGCCTCGATAAATCTCTCGTGATTAAATCAAAAACAAATAAGCCGAGTCCCGTCCGGTTCAACTACGAAGCGGGTGAAAGTGATAAGAAACGCCGACAGCCATCAACGCGGCTCAAGAGCGTCGACAATCTACTCACTCCGACGAAGCGTCAGAAGTTAACCGCAGGCGCGCGGGATCTGACGCAGAACTTCAGCCTCGCGGCTTGGGCGGTGCGTCGTCATTTGGATTACGTGAGTGCCTTCACTTTTCAGCCGCGAACAGGCGACAAGGGACTCGATAGAGATCTCGACAAGTTTGTCGAGTGGTTCTCGAGTCCTTTCAACTGCGACGTAGCTCGGCGGCATTCACTACCTTCGATTATTCGTTTATGTGAACAGAGACGAACAGTCGACGGCGACGTCTTCCTCGTGAAGCTCTCGAGCGGTCATTTACAAGTCATCGAAGGCGATCGGGTTCGCAATCCCGATCAGGTCGACGACAAACAAATAGTCACGCATGGAGTCAGGGTCTCACGCGCAGGACGTATGCGAGCGATCGCGGTACACGGTCGCGATGATAGGCGAGGGTATGAGTTTGAGCGATGGGTTCCGGCGTCTCGAGTCTATCAGTTGGGGTACTTCGATCGGTTTGATCAGGTTCGAGGAGTCAGTCCGCTCGCTCCGGCGGTTAATGTCTTCCGCGATATCGCCGAGGCGAGCGAATACGCTCTCGCGAAGATGAAAGTCTCGCAGTTATTCAGCCTCGTATTCTATCGCGAATCAACGGACAACTTCGGAGAGTACGCAAGCGGCGACGGTTACGACGTCAAGCTAGGAACGAACCCGATCAAACTCGACCTCGAAGCTGGCGACCGCGCGGAATTCCTCGAGAGCAAGTCGCCGCCGATGGAGTTTCAGCACTATATGGATCAGGCTCTCGGAATGGCTCTCAAGAGTTTAGATATTCCCGTGAGTTTCGCAGACGAATCAAAGACGAACTATAGCTCCAGTCGTAGCGCGTGGATTCATTACGAGAAATCAACGCATAGCAAGCGACAACAACTCCGCGAACTTTTGCAGAGAATCACCGGCTGGCGACTCGGACTTCTTGTCGCCGACGGTGATTTAAGTCTACCCAGCGGAATGACAGCCGCCGACGTTCGGTTCGAGTGGGTTCATAGCGGGACGCCTTGGGTCGATCCGCAGAAAGAAGTACTCGGGGATATTCTCGCGATCGCTGCAGGACTCAAAACGAGGAGTCAGGTAGTCCGCGAGCGTCACGGTCGCGAATTTAACGACGTCGTGGAACAACTCGCACGAGAAGAACAGCAAATCAGTAGCCTCGGCGTGTCGACGAGTCTAAATAAGATAATCAACTTCTTCGGAGACAATCAGAATGACGAATAGATCCGAGGCTCCCTCTAATGCGTTTACGCTCTCTGGCGAATGTCAGGTTAATTTCTCTCATTCAGACGGCGAGTCGAACTCGCACAAAGTAACGCTACTCGCTCGTAGTTCGCAGCCGATCGAGCATTGGTATTGGGGGAACGTCGTCCACGATCTCGACGGGATGCGGCTCACTAAAGATCGAATCCCGCTCGACTTCAATCACGACGCTAACGAGATTATCGGATACCTCGACGAATTCGAGGTCACGAAAGAAGGTCTTGTCTGTCGCGGTGAACTGACGCCGTTTAAAGATGACGACCGCGCGAGCGAGATCATCTTTAAAGCTAAAGCGGGCGTCCCTTGGGAAGCCTCGATCGCATTCGGCGGAGACGGGATCAAGGTCGAGAACATAGCTAAGGGAGCAAGTGCAAAAGTCAACGGGTACGAACTCGAAGGGGAAGCGGCGGTTATCCGCTCGTGGCCGTTTCGAGGTTGTGCCATTTGTCCGCAGGGCGCAGACGAGAATACGTCGAGTTCTGTATTTTCTGGAGGCGACCCAGTGGTCGTCGAGTTCATTAACGGAGATGAAGAAATGAGTGAAGATCGACAAGACGTCGCAGAAGACGTACAAGTCGAAGATCAACTCGACGAACAATTCGACGACGCAGTCGAGGAGGTCGCCGAAGATCTTGAAGACAACACGGACGCAGTCGAGGAAATTCTCGAGGACATCGTCGACGCGGTCGACGAGAAAATCGAAGAAGTCGTCGAACTGTCAAACGAAGACGCTCGCGCTGAACTATCCCAATTCATGGAAAAGTTTGGAGTTGAGAACGGCGCTAAGTGGTTCGCCGAGGGTAAGACCGAAGCAGACGCAACAGCGCTACATTATCAGGCGATCGAACAGGAACGCGACGAACTGAGAAATCAGGTCGCCGAATTAACAATCCGACTCGAAGCCGTCGAACGTGGCGAAGACGAGCCTCTTTCATTCTCTCAGGCTGTTAGCCAAGAGGAGGAAGAAGCGAAGGCTCGTTTTAATTCTTTCCGCGAGTCAACCGGTAGCGACGCGATAGCCGCGTTTGCTTCCCGATTCGATCGCAAAATTTCTGAATAGTTCAGCGTAAACAAAGAGGAGTAAACTCAAATGGCTGATTCTTTTTTAACAACTTCTGACGTCGCAAAATTTAACGATAGTGATCTCGATATCGGTATCATTAGCGACGTATTAAACGATGCCCCTGTACTTTCCGCTATGGCGGCTAGAAGCATAGCTGGCAACACATACGACTATCTAAAGTTAACAACGTCACCGACGGTCGGCTTCCGATCTGAGAATGACGGACGCGAGAACTCAAAGAGTCAGTACACGAAAGTTACTGTCTCCTGTAAGATTCTCGACGCTTCGCATTCAATGGACGTAGCAGTCGCCGAGAGTGATGAACGCGGAGCGAGCGCAGCACTCGCAACAGAAGCCGTCAATCATCTTCGAGCCGCCCTGTTCAACGCAGAGAAGGAAATCATTAACGGCGACCAGTCCGGCGGGTTCGGCGGATTCGCTGATGAAATCAGCGCGCTGAGTAATTCTATGTGTGTAGACGCGGGTGGTTCAACGGCTGATACCGGTTCAAGTGTCTGGGCTGTGAAAACTGGGCTTTCAGATTCACATATTGTTTTTGGACAAAATGGCATTATCAATATCGGCGAGACCGTCGTTCAGCGACTCAGCGGTACGACTGGAACTTATCCGGCTTATTATACTCCGATTAGCGCTTGGATGGGTCTACAACTTGGCAGCGCTTACAGCGTCGGTGCAATTCGTAACATTACCGAGGATAGCTCCGCGAAGCTAACCGACGACATGATCGCCGATTTGCTGAGTAAATTCCCAGCGGGACGCGCTCCCGATTTCTTGGTGATGTCACGACGTAGCCTCGCACAATTGCAACAGTCGCGAACAAGCTACTCACCGAGCGGCGCTCCGGCTGAAATCCCAAGCAGTAGTTTTAACACGCCGATTATTGTCGCAGATTCGGTAGGCGATACCGACGCTCTAATCAGCTAGGTGATACTTTGACAATGCAGTCAGTTATTGCGACGAACTTCGAGACGCTTAAAAGTATGGCGGGAGTCACTATCCGCTATATGCGCGAGGACGAGTCCGTCGAGTTAACGGCTGTTATAGGTCGTACGCAGTACGAGGAACTCTCTCTCTCCGGCTTGTTTGAATCAAGCCAGAGTCGAGATTTCCTCGTACGGGCGGACGATCTCAAACTCGGAGGGCATAAGATCACGCCCGAACGGGGAGACGAGATTCGCGAGGTTGTCGACGGGGAAGAGTTAATCTATCCGGTCGTTAGTCCTAGCGGTTCACGTCATTACGAATACAGTGATCCTTATCGACAGATCATTCGAATTCATACGAAACAGACAAGGTAACGAATGAGTCAATTATCTGACATCGCCGACGCTATCGTCACGACGATAAACGCGGCGTCTCTTTCGTTATCAGCAACAGCGAAGCGAGTCGCGACTCCCGTTTTCGAACGAGAAGGACTCCGTCGTCTCGATGTTTGCGTCTGGCTCGGCGCTGAAGTCGAAGAACTGTTGAGCCGCGATCATACTAACCACGATTACCGAGTCGATTTAGTTGTTAGGCAAGGGGTCGACCCTGAGTCGCTAACCGAGGTCGACGCTTTGGTCGACTATGTTGAGGAAATGCGGGACGCGATCAGGACAGGCGGAACTTATAGTAACGCCCGTCTCGTCGGGTTCGAACAGGAGCCTCTATTTAATTACGATACGATTCACGAGACGCGCGAGTTCATAGCTCTAGTCTCGATTCTTCTTCGAAAAATAAGGACTTAGAACTATGGCCGTTGTACTTGGTATTAACGCAAAAGCGTACTACTCGACTGACGCGAGTACGTATACAGAACTCTCTAATATCAAAGACCTGACGATTAACCTTGAGAAGGGCGAAGCCGATATCACGACCCGCTCGGGCGGTGGCTTCCGTCAGTATGCCGCGACTCTCAAGGAGGGCGGCGTAGATTTTCAGATGGTCTGGGATACCGACGACGCGGGATTTACGGCGATTAAGAACGCATATTTTAACGATACTACGCTCGCCTTTATGTTCCTCGACGGGGCGGACGACTCGAGCGGATCGCAGGGTCTCAAGGCGGAGATGACGATCACAAACTTCTCACGGACTGAAAGTCTCGAGGAGGCTCTGATGGTCGACGTCTCGCTGAAGATCACAAAGGGCGATCTGATCGCGACTCCAAGCTGGCACACCGTCAGCTAGTTAATTGAAGACATTCAAAGACACCGCCGGTCGGACATGGAGTCTTAGCCTAACGATAGGCTCGGCGAAGAAAATTAGAGACATACTCGAGATCGACCTCTTCGGAGATGATATCTCGACGATTGTAACTGATTTAGCGTCCGACCCTGTCCGACTTGCTGGCGTTCTTTGGGTCTTGGTTGCAGATGAAGCCGCCGCGAAGGATATCAACGAGGACGACTTCTTCGGAGCGTTCTCCGGCGACGTCATTGAAGCGGCGACCGATCTGTTTCTCGAAGAACTTGTACAACTGTATCCTGAAAAAAAAAGGATCATTCTGCACAAGATTCTAGAGAAGATCCGGTCGGCGGAACTTCGGATTCTGGAACAGGCTCAGGCGATGGTGGAGAGCGATCGTCTGGACAAGTTCATAGAGGAGAAGATTCGGGAAGTAGAGAAGGACTTCGACGACAAAACGTCTGGGACAGTATCTGCACAATGAGCGGAGTCGTCGGCGTCGACCCGTCGCCGTTCACACTTCGCGAATTGTCGATTATGTTCGAATCAAAATTAACGGACGAATGGAACAGGACGGCAAGTCTCATGACTTTAATCTCAAATGCCTTAGCCGGTAAAGGTCGCAAATTTAAGATCTCCGATTTTCATCCCGTGATCGCGATGAAGCAACAAGCCGAGAAGCCGATCGAAGCAGGGATCGAGGCTCTCAAGATGCTTATACCGAGGGGGGCGCGAAATGGCTAAAGTGATAAGTCTTCGCGGCGCGAATCTATCCTCGACGGCTTCGATGAAAAAATGGTTTTTTGATCGCAAGACGGTAGAGTCTGAGACCAAAAAGGGGATGCGTCGCGCGCTTAGCAAATTCGGAGCGTATGTTCGGAGCGACGCGAGGCGGTCAATGCGGGTCGGTAAAACTCGTTTAGGTCGCGACACGGCGGGACGTTTCAAGAAAACCGCGATTCTTGAGAGATCTAAACCGAATAGCCCGCCGAGACGCTGGGGGAATCCAAAATCCGAAGCGCTCCTTTACGCTCTGTTGTTATTTTCGTACGACAAAATTAGAGAGAGCGTCGTCATCGGATCAGTCGGTCTAAATCGACGCGGCGGCGCGCCGGAGGTCATGGAGCATGGGGGATACGTGAAATCAGATTTTTACAGCGAGGAATTCCGGCGGAGATATAAAGGGCGATTCTATGTAAAACCTCGTCCGTACATGATACCGGCTTTTAAGAAGAATCTGACAAAGATTCCGCAGATATTTAAAGGCGTACTTTCTAAGCGTCAGATGAGTTCGTTAATGAGGAGCGGCGGATAATGGCTGGATCAGCAGGAATTCGGGCGGGTCGCGGGTTTGTTGAATTAGGACTCAACGACAATAAATTCGTCAGCGGACTGAAGCGCGCACAGATGAAGATGAAAGCGTTCGCGGGGTCTATCGGTGCGCTGGGCGGCTCGATGACTCGGCTTGGAATCGGGATCGCTGCGCCTCTCGCGCTTGCAACGAAGGCATTCGCGACCTTCGAAAACAATATGGCGAAGGTCTCGACCATGCTGACCGATCCCGATAAATGGATGCCTCAATTCTCAGAGGGTATCAAGTCGATGATGAAAAACTTCGGCGGCTCGAGTGATGAACTGTCGGACGCTCTCTATTCTATTTTGTCCGCGAGTGTACCAGCGGCGAACGCGCTCGACGTTCTGGAAGTGTCCCAGCGAGCCGCCGTCGCCGGTATGACCGACGTTGCGACCTCCTCGAAGGCGATTGTCACGGTCTTAAATGCGTACGGTCTCGCAGCGAATCAGGCGGGGAATGTCAGCGACTTATTATTTTCGATTGTGAAGAAGGGACAGACGGACTTCGAGTCGCTCGCCGGTTCAATTGGTAAGGTCGCGACAGTCGCAGCGGCGGCGGGCGTATCGACGGAGACTCTCGGCGCTATGATCGCGACCATCACGCGAACGGGTCTCTCGACTGATGAAACAATGACCGCGATCACGGCGGCAATCTCCGCATTCCTGAAGCCGTCAAAAGAAGCCGCCGACGCATTTCGAGAACTCACCGGAATGGAGATGAACCCGCAGACCTTACAACAGTTAGGCGGTCTCGAGGGAATCTTCAATATGATGAAGGACATGTCGCCAGACGAGATCGCGAAGATCTTTCCAAATATCCGCGCGATTAAGGGTATTCTTCCAGCGCTTAAACAGTTAGGCAGCTTTAACGCCGACCTCGAAGAAATGAAAAACGGAGCAGGGGCGACCGAGGAAGCGTTCGAAAAAATGTCTAAGACGCTGACAATGCAATTCAAAAAACTCTGGGGGTCTCTGAAGGTTGTCGCGATCGAGATCGGAGAGAACCTCGCGCCGTACGTGAAACAGTTCGCCGCATACGCAGAGGTCGCGGTTAAGGTCATCGCGAGATTTATAAAACATAATGGGCATCTAATCGTAATGCTAGGCGGTCTGTCGCTTAGTTTGCTGGTGATCGGCGGTACGCTGAAACTGTTGTCGCTAGGGTTTTTAATGTTCGCAAAGGCGCTAGGGGTTCCGATTCTCTTAATCAAATCACTAGCCGCAGTTATCGCGACGCTGTTCTCGCCGTTCGGTTTGATGATAGGGCTACTCGGCGGCGCGGGGGTCGCGTTCGTTAAGTTTACCGAAGCGGGGCAACGGGCAAAAGAGAAAACCGCCGAGACTTTTAAAGATATTATGAACACTTCCTCGCTCGCAATAGGTGGAATTAAAGACGCGATCGCGGCGGGTGATATACAACTCGCGACCGATATCCTTATTCAAGGACTTAAAACTCTTTGGTCGCAATTTTGGGGCTGGATGTCGCTCGGTTGGGCGAATATGCAGAACGAAATGTCCGGAACTCTGGATAAAGTGAAGACAGGCGCGCAAGGTCTCTTAAATCATATATGGGGCGGAGTGGAACGGATCGGGGTTAATTTCAATGCTTGGTGGAATGAAGAAGACCAAGGGGTCACCGACTGGAAGCTCGACCGCATTGATCACGATGTCACGATGGGAAATTTAGTTCTACTAAACAATTACGAGCAGCGCATCAAAGAGGGCGAGGCTGCGCTAAAAGAGGCGGAGAAGAATGCAGACAAAAATATCGAGGAGCAGAAAGCGAAGCTCGAAGAATTGCGAGCGAAAGCCGCCGCGAAATTGGCGGAGGTGACAGCACAGCTAGAGAACGCAGGCGATTCAGGAGCAGGCGCAGGCGCCGCCGCCGCCGAGCAGGAAATCAGCGTTAAGATTCCGCAACTCGACGCGGTCAACGAGTCGCGCGATAACTGGGTAAGTTCCTTCGCGTTTCTCGCGCAAGGTATGGGTCGCTGGAGTCGCGAGACGCAGAACCAGACCGAGGAGGAAATCGCGAACAATACAAATGTTGCAGCCGAGGAACTCAAACAGATACGGAAGAATCTAACAGGCGGCGTAGTGTTTCAATAGGTGACTTATGGCGATTACACATTATGAGAAGAGCGGGTCGAGGACTGGATCTATTACCGCGAAGGGCGGATCGGTCGACATCATATACGTCGTCGAGGGTTCGAGCGAAGATCACGAGATCTACCAGTATCTCGTCGACGAGTTGGATAATGAACATATCGGCCTACCCGCTAAAAATATCTCACTGGCTCCGATTGAATGCGACGATCAGGACAAATGGCTAGCCACTGTTACATTTTCTAACGACGATCAGGAGAACGAGAAAGACAAACAGGATAAACGGGATCTTGAGAATTACAATAGGAACGCCGAGTTGAGTTTCTCGACCGAAGGTGGGACGGCTAAGACGAGGGAAACGGTCGAAAGTCGTCAGCAATGGTGGAATGATACGTTCGGCTTAATGTCGTCGACTGTAAAACAATATTTCATGCCAGAAACGGAACGTGTCATCCCTTTCATGACGTGGACGGAGTCGCACACATTCCCCGCGAATTATACAACGTGGATTAACTTAAAGAATCTGTCTAACATGACGGCAAGCGTGAACGATCGGACGTTCCGAACTTTCGAAAAAGGCGAGGTTTTATTCGTCGGGGCATCGGGTAATTGGACGGGCGGAACGATCAAGATCGACTTTAAATTTGTCGCCGAGCCGAATATTAAAAATATTGTTACAAACATTCTTATACCTCGCGTTCATTATGGCGACAACGTAAATCAACAAGCGGTTGACCACGACATAATAACGCCGATAAAACGCGGTCATGAGATGATTGAGTACGAGACAAAAAAACATTATCAAGAGATAGTAGACGGCAAAGTTGAGAAGTCCGGCGAGCATGTTTTTCGTGTAAGCGTTCATCAAATTTATAAATACATAAATTTCGACTCGCTCGGAATTCCTGATGCGATAGTCGCGAGAACCGCTTATCTCACTTGGCGTAAACAACAGATCGACGAGAAGCGGAAGAATAGAGAGATCGAGCGGAATAAACCGCAGGTGTAAGAATGTCAAAATACAGCCGAGTTATACAAGGCGACCCGATAAGCATTCCGGCGGATCTCTGGAACGAACTCCAGCAAGTCCCCGACCGTTTATCACGGCTAGAGGCTCGCAGCAAAAAACGCGAGTTCATAACACCGGTCGAAGACAATACATTCTCGAACGCCGCAAATGTTCACGTAAAGAATGTCGTCTATCCGTTCTCGCCCGTCGTTATAAAATCCTCGATTAGTTTAGTTGCTTCATATTCAACGACCGGCGGCTGGTCGCAAAGTAACGGTACTTTTACCCCAGACGATCCAATTCTCGCAGGCGACGCGCCGTTCAATCTGTCCGTCGCGGACTACCCGAACCGTTTCGCGATGTACTGGGGTATTTCTCAGGAAGGTACGATTTACGGCGAAGACGACGTCGTCGTCCAATTAACCGGTCTCTCTTGGATTGTAGCTAAAGAAGGCGACAGCAAATTCGACGATATTATTTATTTAGACGAGGACGGCTGGCGCGGAGCGAAGGCGGGATCCTATGGCAAGATCGGCGCGCGGATCGTTTACCGCTCCGATGAGTATCTCAATCGCGGCAATAAAACTAGATGGTATGTCGCTGAATGCGGACTCCATCGGAGCAAGTACGCGACGAGAATATCCGGTCAATTAACGAGTGACGGCTATACGAGCGACACGTCGTTTACACTCGATAACCTAACCCCGATAAACGGCGTCCTCCGAGAAGATCTCGTCGACGCCGGAGAACTGGATGCAGCTAACCCGTTTAAACTACCGACGCTAAACGAGACGACGACCTACGACGGCTTCGGGAACCCTGTGACCAGTTACGAAGTAAACGATAACGATATCGCAATCGCTGAGTATATGAGTTACTACGACTCAGCGACTTATGCGAACGTCGAAGGCTGGGTTATTACCGCATTCCAACAGAAATAAATCGCCGCTGACTATATCCGTCGACCGTTGGTCGTGACCTGATTTTAATACTCGGCGAAAATATAACTAGGAGATATTACGAATGGCTAAGAAATTCTGGATCGGCTCGTCATCGGACAAGTCATTTAATACCGCGAGCAATTGGTCGCCTTCGGGCGCTCCGGTTACAAATGACGAGCTACACTTCACGAGCCGCTCGACGAGTGACCTGACAGACGGCCTCGATCAGTCGGCGACGACGTACGGCGCTCTGGTCGTCGAGGCGGGGTGTAACGTGAACATCGGAACAGAGACCGCAGACCTCGACGTTCAGATTACTGGCGAGGTTAGGTTCAGCGGGTCGGGGCAGTCGTTCGTAGATCTCAACAGTTCAGACGTCGACGTTACAGTCGAGAACTCCGCCGCCGCGAGCGGTGACAATTACGGAGTTAATCTCGTCGGTACAATCGACGACCTAATCATAAAAGGCGGGTCGGTCGGACTAAGTCACGCAGCCGACGACTCCGCGAGTTGTACGACAATTAACATGATCGGAGGTGATCTATTTATCGGGGTTGGTCTTTCAACGTCCGGCGGTACAGACGCAACAATCTATAACGGCTCCCTGATAACTCGTTCAACGTTAAACGACGTGACGGTTTACGGCGGCACACTTACAACAGATCTTAGCGCCGGTTGTGATGGTTCAATCTCTATAAAGGGCGGGTCGATGATCCCCAGCGGGTCGGGGTCTTATGGATCGGTGACGGTCGACGGCGGGTCGTTTGATCTGTCACGGTCAGCCGTCGCGAGGACGATCTCGTCGATTAAAGTAAACGCGGGGTCGCTGATTTATAACCCGTCGAGCGTGACAATCAGCGCGCAGAGTGAAGCAGATAACCCCGTCCGCGTCGAAGTAGCGAGGGTGTAGTCGATGCCTCGCCGAAGACGTCAACGAATGGAAGTCGACCCGACGCCGAGTCCGCAGGATAACGGCCGCGCCGATCGCGTCGAGGCGAAGACAGAGAAGAAAGAGATTAAGTTCGGAGGTCGCGCGGAGATCATCCGGTCGAAAGCTGAACTCCAACACGGCAAAGCGAGCAAATGGAAGTGGCTCTCGATCTTCATCGGAATCATACTCGCCGCCTTCGCCGCGTTTAAATCAAAACTAGGAGGGTTCTTCTAATGGAATTTGTGAAAAGCATATTCGGCGACTTCTTCGAGGCTCTGAAAAGCAAGCGGGTCGTATCGACCGTGATCGGGGCAGTCTTAACCGTACTCGCCGCGAAACACGAATGGATACCCGAAGACCGTATCGACGATATAGCGATCTTCATCGCGGCTCTTGTAGTCGGCGACTCGCTGAGACCGACGAATCCGTCGAAGGTAGGTGATAAATGAGATGGCGATTCGTAAAGAACGGACGACGCGGTCGTATGATGATACGGTCGAACTCGGCTCATGATCTAGTGACGCTCGAGCGAGGGATGAAGCCGCTCGGGTTTATCCGCGTTGGATTCCTTAAATATTGGGTTCACGTCTTCAGCCGAGAGCGTCGGGTGAAACGTGACTTTTACGGCAACGACATAGACCAGAAGATCTAAACGATGGAAATTGTAAATCTACTCAGCGACTTCGGCTTCCCGATTCTTATTTGCTTGATCCTTCTATACGCGATTCGCAAAGCCGCCGCCGCGCTGATGATTCTGGTCGTCGAGCCGGTCGTCAGTAGTCACAAGAGATTCTTGTTAAAAATGGAAGAACAACTCGAGATTCAGAGCGAATGCCTTACTCGTATCGGCGAATTGCAAAAGCAGATCCTCGAGAAAGTCGCGAGCTAGTCTATCTGAATTGTGACCTCGCGCCCGAGCGCCTTCGCCATTTTAAAAATTTGCTCAAGCGACGGTAGCTTCTCCCCCGATTCGTATCGGCTCCAGTTCCCTTGGTCGACTCCGTTTCTATTTTTGATCGTCAGATTATAGACGCTGAGTCCCTTAGACTTCCTGTCCGCGATTAGGTTCGCGAGGATTAGTTCTCGCTGTTCTGGTTTATATTTCTTCTTCATGTTCCCGCGTCTCCCGTGACATCGTAAGTAGTAATAGATGGACTGTTAAAGCGATCATCCCGATCGTTTCGATGTTAAGTCCGAATAACTCGCTCATCGTTCTCGTCTCCTTCGTCTCGATTCTCGAGCCGATAGCCTAACTCCGCGTATCGCTCCGCGTATTGGCGGGCGCATCCGACAAGACAGAAGTATCGGCTCCATGCCTCGCGAGGAACGCGGCTCCCGCACCATAAGCAGGAGCCGCCGTCGTTCGTCGCGTTAAACTCTCTAAATCGTTTCTGCAATTAGCTCTCGCTCCCTGTTGATGATTTCCTCAACGACTGACTCGTCGACGTATTTAAGATGCTCGTATCCGTCGAGATGCTCGAACGTAGTCGCGAAGTATCGACCGTGCGGGTAGACTTCGACCCGCTGAGTCTCGGAGCGGTTGATCCGTACGCCGCGCCCGTCGTGACCGCTGTATCCTCGCCCGAGTATATGGACGCCCTCGCCGGACGGTGAGATTTCAGTATAACTGTCTACGGAGAGAATTATATTCCAAGCCCAGAGTTCAATCTCTCCGGTCTCGGGATCACGACAGCCGTCGAGATCTATTCCGAATATATCGTCCGACTCTATGAACACGAACCCGACGCCGCCCGTCTCGTAGATCCTGTCGTCCGGCTCGCCGGTGAACGGGTCGAGACAGAAGTTTCTCCAGAAGTTCTCAGCGGTTTCGTAGTCTGTCCAAGTCGCGGGGTCGTTTGTCTTGGCATACGATCCGGTCGACGGGTCGAGGGGGATCTTGCGAGAGTCCCAGTTTCTCCATCCGACCCAGCGTTCGAGTCTTAATAGTTCTGTATAGTGTGTCTTGTAGTGTTTCGATTGACGATCTGACGCTACGTCGACCCATGCTTCCAGCGACATATGATTCAGTGAATTGACATAAACCGAGTCTCCCGCCTGATCTCCGTTGAGATCGAGGAAGTAGAAATACCCCGCGCCCGTAAATCCGACTAGCTTTAATCCAGTGTGTTCAATAGCTTCGTTTATTTTCTTTTGTGTCAGCATTTCATCTTGTCCTTGTTAAAGTTAGTTAGCGAGTCCAAATAGTCGTCACGCATTTGGGGGTTTTAAACGCGGTCGGTAGTCCGTCGACCCATAAGTCCGACTCGCGAGAATCCCAAGTATCGTTAATAACATGGTCGACGCAGGCGACGAGATGTCGACGCACTTTTAAAAGTACACGACCCGACGGTATATCGCTCTTTAGCATGTAGCATCTATCAGTACTTCCTACTCTTATTTTTGCGTGTTTAGTCCATCCGTTATTATCGAGCAGTTTTTCATAGACTCGCTTCCAGTTCCCCCGACGGGTAGTCGCGCCTCGTTTTTGTATCTTCTTCGCGATACGTGATCGAGATGTATTTGCGTAATTCCGGTTATATTCCATTAACTCCCGACGAACTTCCTCATAGTCACGCTGTTCGGCGATTGCGATAGCGCGTACGACACAGTCTCCGGTCGACCCTTTATAGCCCGCGTCTGCGCGACCTCCATCGTTATATATAAACCCGAGAGCATTATCACCGGCTAACTTTGATCTAGTGCGTTCAACAGCTTCTTCGATCGCATCGTCTATCTTCTTTTCATAGCTTCTTTGTCTAGCGTGTTTAATCGCTTCGTTTATTTTCTTTTGTGTCAGCATTTCATCTTGTCCTTGTTAGTTAGCTTAGTCGTTCTTCAAGTTCTTCGATTTCTTGGATAACTTGATCGGATAAACCGAAATCGTGTCGGATGTCTAGCTCGCGAAAATTCGCGAGCCTGTATTCTTCGAGTATTCGTAGGTAGTTAGGCGAGGTTGGATAGTGGAACATTTTTCCCCAGTCATCGGGGTGTATTGCATTAGGATGAAGTCCTCCGATTTCCTTAGACCTTGTATACAAGTCTTCTAATTTCATCAGGTCTTCCGTTAAGCCAGAACGGATGAGGATTACAAGTACGTATTTGCTCATTTCCTCAATGATTCCATTTGTCATATCCCAGCGGTAGATTACGCTCTCGCCCTCGTGAGTTTCGGATTCAAAAACCGCGATGACCGACTCCCCGTTAAAGTATGTCGTTAGCTCCGTATATGTCGGATCTTCCAAAGATCCGTTGTAGCATGTTTTAAATTCGTATCGTTTTAGAATTGTGATTTGTGTTTTCTTACTCATTTGTCTGTGTCCTTGTTTAGTTAGTTAGGGTAGAGTTCACCGTCGACGGCTCGGAGGGTTAGTTCTTCGATATGCTCGTCGGCGAGTTGGTCGTCCGATTTGCGTCGCGAATCTTCGAGGATCATCATTAGAAGACTCTCAAGATCAGGGAGTCTGCTAATCTCTGGGCATCTCGCATTCTCACAAAAGAATTTTGTCTGAAATAGAAGCTCATCGAGTTGATCGTTATTATCTTTTAATTCATACATTACGAGAACTCCGGCAGTTAGCCCGACTATAAAGTCTGAGAACCGTTGCTGGTTATCACCTGTCATTGATTCTTTAAGCGGTTTAAAGTCATCTATAGTTATTCGTTTCTTACTCATTGTCTCGTGTCCTTGTTAGTTAGTTAGTGAGTTTATAGAACTTCTGAAGCGTCTTCGCAGATCTCGCTAATAATTCCGAACTGCTTCAGCTGGTTCATTATTTGGAATTTAACTTTACGCGAGCGGTTGATCTTCCACTTGTACGACTGGTTTGCATTCGTGTAAACCTTTAGAGCCGTACCATCTAGGAGGCTCTCGTAGTCCTGACTCTCCGGTTCGTCGAATTCAAAATAGGCTTTAATATCTCTGCCGAAACCGTTCAGGTAGATCCGAAAACCTTTCCAGATTTTCGCGTTGAATCCTGAGTCGTTCAGCTTAACTTCTAGTGCGATGATTTGAGTTGTCATTTGTCTCGTGTCCTTGTTTGTTTGAGTGAGTGGTTAAACGGATACAAACATCTCGTCTAGGTTGTCGCTCTCATGCGCCCAACCAACAAATTTTACTTTTGACAGTGATTTAAATTCAGGGTGTGAGTTCATTGACCAGATATGATCGTTGGCGTTTTCCATGTCATCCGCAAAGAATCGAAAATTTCCGTCGATGGTTCTGACTTGGTAAACTCGTCTTTTTGTTGTGCTTGTCATTTGTCTCGTGTCCTCGTTTGTTAGTTGTGAATGTCTTAACTATGTCTATCATTCTATGTCGGAGGGCATATAGCGTCAACATTAGTTTACATGTTCTTGCGATATTTTTTTATGACGCTTCCGTAATAGCGACCGGTCGGGGCGTCGTGATATGCGTCGCCGTTCCAGCATCGCTCGATGTATTCAGGATCTAGCTTGAGCGGTTCCTCAAATTCCGAGATATAACGCTCGGTGACATTCCAGCGATAACAAACGGAGAACCGGTCGTCGCCGGTCTGTTGATTAAACGCGGCGATAGTGTCGCCGTCTCTGTTTGTGTATGTGATGATTTCGGTCGCGAATTGTTCGCCGTCGCCGCCCAGCGTGTGTAGTGTTTCATGTTTTAGGTTTAGGTTTGTCATTTGTCTCGTGTCCTTGTGTGTTGGGTGGTTGTTAATTTAGCTTGAGAATTGTTCCGGCCAACTGAAACTTGCTCGGCGATAAATTGCCTCAATCATTGCTGCGATTCTTTCGCCCATGCGGGTTGTTGTGTTGAGCTTGCTTACCATTGCTTCCAACACTTTAACCTCCTCTATATGGCTATAAGCCATAAACGATTCTTCGCCGTTTATGGCTAACTGTTCAACGGCTTCATAATGCTTGTCTAAGTCGCGCCAAATGTAGGTTGCTAGGTGGTCGCCTTCAGTTGTTGTCATTTCGTTGCTTGTCTTTTCGTTCATCGTTTCGTGTCCGTTCGTTTGTTGTGAATGTCTTAACTATGTCTATCATTCTATGTCGGAGGGCATATAGCGTCAACATTAGTTTACATGTTCTTTTAAATTATTTTTTTGAGCGTAGGGAGATAGAGATCTGCCAATAATGACACGTCGGCTCGGCGTTCGCCCGCGCCTCGACAGGGTTGTCTGTCCAGTCAGCCGCGACGTAGATCTGGCCTTCTAGGAAGATCTCCTCGACGTCGCCGAACGCCTCGGCTTCGTCGGCGACTTCGCGGATCAGGCGGAGACTCGGCATTCCTGAGAAGTAGTATTTCGTGTGGTCGCCGACGGAGTCCGACCAGTAGGAGACGGCTGAAACGCCGCAGGCGAACCCGAGACCGCCGAACCCGCGACGCTCTAGCTTTTTACGCCGTCTGATTAAATTGTGAACAGACTCGCGGTCGAGGTCTTCGATGGTGAAGTCAACGCGACTACCTCGCCGGTCGGCTACGCTCTCGTTGATTCCTCGGAGCCATGAATCGAGCCACCCGTGATCTTCGACGAGTTCGCCGTTACTGTTTGTATATGTGCAGGCTTCCCAAAAACTTAGACCCCGACCGTCTTCGCGGTCGTCGAGTCGCGTTTTGATTTCTGAATATGGGACGTTGAATTCAGCGTGGCGCGGAGTCCATTTTTCCGCCTCTTTCATTTTATACTCGAACTCGTCGCAGGCTTCCGGCGTCCGCTGGTAGGTCTGGGTGTAGTAGAGGATTCCGTCTTCACGTTTAAAGACGTGATGCTTCGCGGGGTTCGTGAAACACTGAACCGCGATCGGGGCGAAGTCGTTCTCGATCATGGCTCGATCGCGAGGGTCGAGGGCGTCTAGTCTTCTCTGTGTGTTTGTTGGGCGGGTCGGTTTTAGTGTTTTAGTTGTCATGGTCTCGTGTCCTTGTTAGTGAGTGAGTTATTTAGTTTCCGCTAAGATTTGTTTAGCGGCGGCGAGGTCTGCGGGTGATAAGATGTCGAGTATAGCGGAGTGGCTGCCCCGTCTTAGGCAGATGTATTTGATACCGGATTTTTTTAGTTTTGTCATAACGTGATTCAGTCGATAATGTTCGTCGATAGTTGTTGCAATCAAAAGTCTCATCGTTTCGTGTCCTTGTTTTTTTGAATGTCTTAACTATGCCTCTATGATATGTGTATCGACATATATTGTCAACAGATGTAGTCATTTATTTAAAAAAATCCGCTATATTTTTAACCCTATAAATAAAGGGTTATTATGAGTTTCTCGGGAATTCCTCAGAAATTCCTATCGAGTCGAGAGCGGGCGGCGGTGATCTCGCGGTATTTTGTCGCGGTTGCGTAGCTCTAGATCGTAATCGCTCTTAACGACGAAATAGCTCCTCGCGCGGATCTCGCGGAAGACGCGGTCGCGGTCGTCATAGAATCGAACAACGACTCCGCGATTCGTTCGCCTGACGACCGGTTCGGTCTTCGGAGTCCTCCAGTCTTCATAACGAACGCCGACGCGAGTATACGTCGCGACAAGTAACTGCGTATGATATCGCCCGCCGTTTTTGTATTTGTTCCAGACGACCGAGTCGTACTCGTCGACGACGTAGGGGGAGACAATAGGAATGATAAACGCGGCGAGCCATTGCATACAGTCAATGATCCCGCCGCGTTATATCGTTCGGCGATTAAATCTCTCAGACGAGATGGTCGCCGTCAACAATTGTTTATACAATCATCAGATGATTATGATATCAGACATACAGGCGAAGCGACGGATCGCGATAAACGTCAGACAGCTATTAGACAGCAATCAGTTAAATCAGTCAGACCTCGCGAGAAGAACAGGCGAGCGGCGACAGCGAATTCAGCAACTCCTCGCGCAGTCGCGACAGCCGACGATCGGCGTCGTCGCCCGCATCGCCGAGGCGCTCGAAGTATCTGTCGATGAGTTAATCGCAGATCCGCAAAAAAAACAATAAACCTCTATTGACTCCATTCGTTGACATCTGCTATCTTCGCCTATCACGTTTGAATTTTCTTGAAAGCGAGGAGAAGGATGCCTCTAGTTTTAACACGACGATTTGGCGAGCAGGTTAATATAGACCTGTCATCTCTGATTAGAAAAGTCAGTCTCTCAGCCGCTCGACGATTCGAAGCAGGCGAAGACATTAACGAGATCGCGCGGAGCCAGTCCGTCGAGGTCGGCGACATTCAGATCGGCTGCGAGCCGAAGGGTCGTCAGGGCGTCCGGTTATCTCTTGAAGCGCACCGTGATTTAACGATCCGTCGCGGGGAGATGACCCGATGATCGCGCCGAATACGCTCCCGAAATTTATGTTCTACCGTCACGGCGACGGCGATTACTCCGTCTGGTCGAAAGACTCTCAGGGCGACTGGGATCGAGTCGCGATTATCTACGGCGAGAAACTCGCCGACCTGATGCCCAGCGACGCGGTCGAGTTTGTGAACTCCGAGGGATCTCTCCCAATTCACACAGACCTCGTCGTCGACTTCTCCCGTGATGTCGCTTTTCAAGACTTCAGGAGAAAAGCGAAATGATGAGAGCAACGATTCGAAAAAACCGAATGATTCTCGATATGTCCGGCGGCGATCCGAAAGACGTCGCGACGGCTCGTCAGCTTGCAATGAACCTACCGAGTCCCGCTCAGATTACAGGCGGAATGTCTGTCCAGTTCACCCCAGCAGCGGCGGCAAGGCTGCAAGCGTCGGGACTCTTTAAAGTATCGCCCGCTATTAAAGCATACGCGAAGACGTTTAACGAGACGAGCGGGACGCCTCAAGCCTACGAAGATATAAGTATCAATTATAAGACGCAGCCTTGGACGCATCAGAATGATTCCGTCCGGTTCGCTTATCATAAGCCCGCCTCGATGCTCGCGCTTGAAATGGGGACAGGGAAATCGAAAGTCGCCGTCGATCTGGCGACGAACTGGGGATGTAAAACGATTTTGATTGTATGTCCGAAATCCGTCCTCGGCGTCTGGCGTCGAGAGTTTCAGCGTCACGGCAACACATACCAGATGGAGATTCTGGAGAGCGGAACAGCCGCGAGGAAAGCGAAGCAGATATACGAACTGCTCGGAGACGTCGCAGACGATGAGATGAAGATCGTCGCCGTTAATTATGAGAGCCTGATCTCGAAGCAGGTCTCCGAGATGGTGATGAGCTATTATTGGGATCTGGTAATACTCGACGAGTCGCACAAGATAAAAAGCCCGACGGGTAAGACTTCGAAGTTCTGCGCGAAGCTCGCAGAGCAGGCGAGCCGCCGATTATGTCTAACGGGTACGCCGATGCCTCATTCGCCGCTCGACTTATTCGGGCAGTTTCGATTCCTCGACGCGGGGATCTTCGGGACGGCATACGCGCGATTTCGTCATCGGTACGCTGAGACGCATCCGATGTTTCCCAGTAAGGTGAAGTACTGGAAAAATCAGGATGAACTCAACGAGATATTCTCACTTATCAGCTACCGCGTGAAAGCCGAAGACGTTTTAGACTTGCCGGAGGCGATCCACGAGGAGATTAGGGTCACGCTGTGCGCCAAGGCGCAACAGATTTACCGTGAACTTCAAGAGCAGTTTGTCGCCGATGTCGCTACGGGCATCGTGACAACCAGAAACGCTCTTACTCAACTCCTCCGCCTCCAGCAAGTCACGTCCGGCTTTATTACAGATGACAACGGTATCACGAGCCGCGTCGATTCGGCGAAGGCGGAAGCACTATTAACGATATTAGACGGACTTCCTGAGACGGAGCCGGTCGTCGTATTCTGTCGATTCAGAAAAGACCTCGAGGAAATCTCACGACTCGCTGAGTCGACGGGTCGACGATACGGGGAGATCTCAGGAGATCGTAAAGACCTCTTAACTACCGGAGAGATGCCGGACAACGTCGACCTGATGGCCGTACAAATTCAGTCGGGCGGGGTCGGGATAGATCTAACACGGGCTAGAATCTGCGTTTATTACTCTCTCGGATTCTCACTTGGCGATTATCTCCAGAGTCTCGCGCGATGTCATCGAGCCGGACAAGATCAAAACGTCATCTATTACCATCTGGTCGGCGAACATACAGTCGACGAGAGGGTCTACAAGGCGCTGAGTAATCGACGCGACGTCGTCGAGGTAATCATGAACGACATAACGGGGGCGAACGATGGATAAGATGCCTGAATATGTCGGGGAGTTCCCCGAGTGCAAAGAATGCGGAGACCGCTCTGTTACGGTTCGGATAGATCTCGACGACTCCTCGAGTTTTGGGGTTGAGGTTTGCGGCAAGTGCGACAAGATCCGCCGCTATATCAGCGAGGGGGAGCGGGAGTTTGCCGAGAAACTCGTCGCGAAAATGGGTCAATTTAAAATCGAAATCGTAGGAGGCGAAAAGTCAGAAGATGGATAGTAACACGAAACACATAGTCCGAGAGTATATAGAGATCGACAACCAGATTACGGAGATCGGAGTCAGGATCAAGGGATTAAAAGAACGGAAGCTAACCCTTGAAGACCGGCTCCTAGAGATCTTCGCCTCCGAGGGGATAGAACGTCTGACAATGGAGGGTCGGACGTTCTACCCCCGAAACGAGGTCGGCGTCAGCGTAACCGACAAAGAGAACGCCGAGGAGGTGTTACGAAGTTTCGGTCTGGATCATTGCGTCGGCGTCGTCAACGCTTCTTTGAAAAGTGCAATTCGCGAGATGATGGGCGAAGACCGCGACGAGTCGAAGATACCGCAGGAACTACAAGACGTTTTAAGAGTTTATAAATTTCAAAAATTAGGAAATCGAAGGAGTTAACCAAATGAGTACAGAAGTCTCAACCAAAAAGAAGTCGACCGAGTTGTCGTTCCTTGCACTAGAAGAAGGAAGCGACGTCGCCGAGGCGATCGAGGCGAACCTAACAGGCGGCGAGGTAATGAACGAACAGGATCTCGTACAGGTTAAGATACCGACCGGCGGCTCGACGACTTGGGAATTCGACGATATCACCGGAGTCGTCGAGACGAAGACCCTGACGGGAATCTGTGTCTACTGGGGAGCAGGCGGTCTCTTGTGGCCGACTCAGGAAATCGGAGGACGCAGTACGCCGCTACTTGTAACGAGTGATTTAGTTACGGCTCGCAAAGTAGGCGACGATTACGGCGATCTCGACGAAGCGATGATCGAAAGTTTTAGGAACCCCGACGGTTCATATGACTGGGTCGGACTCAGCGGGACGAGTAGCTCCCCTCTAGGCTTCGGGTCTGGTCGCAACGGCGGTAAGCGGGTCGACGAGCATCGGAACATATGTCTCCTTCGTGAGTCGGATACGTTCCCTGTTATGATCCGAGTGAAGGCGGGGTCGTTCTCGACGATTCTTCCATTTGTTAAGAAACTCCCCGTTCCGTTCTATCGTGCGATCCTCGAATTGAGTCTCGAGAAAGTGGAGAACCAGACGGGGCAGACGTTCAGTCGGATCATGCCTCGGCTCGCTGGGACGCTGACTCGTGAACAGGGCGAGATTATCCGCTCGACGTATACGGCGGGACTAAAGCAGACGTTCGAGAGATAACTCTCTCATGTGTGTGACTCCGATTACGGGCGGGGTTATTGCCTCCTCCGCCCTCCGCTCTCTCGATAGGGGAGAGAGCGGGTCGGGGTTTTATAACACAATGATTTATAAGCCTGAGGTCGTTGTTATTGTGCTGATCCTGATGCTACCGCTACCCCAAGCGGTTTGGATCATCTGTTTTTTGCTAGCCGTATTTGTAATTGATTTAGTGAGATCACAACGAATGCCATTATTCGAACACTACTGTAGTTCGTGTCTCAAAGGTTGGAACTCCTCGACCTTTCACGATAAATGCAACGACTGTAAGTTGACGACTCGGGGAATCCCAGACAAGGACTACGGGCGCGACGAACCCGACGAAGTTTATGAAGACTACGACAGGGAGAACTATCGAAATTGAGTGAAGAACATAAAAACAAAATGAAGCGACTCGAGAAGACCGACCCCGATCATTATCCCTACCTCGGCGTCTACCTCATCGGTGGCGAGGAGGTCGAGCCTTGGGACTTACCGAGAGTGTTGTTCCGCGATCCCGACTATCAGTTCTATCTCGGTAACGCGCTTAAGTATCTAATTCGATTTAATAGAAAGCACGACGACTACGAGTCGCGACTAACCGACATCGAGAAGGCAATTACTTATCTACAAAAATTCCGCGACGTCTTTAAATACGTCGAGGATCAACGCGGACTCGGTGAATAGATGAAGTGCCTCGGCTGCGGAATCAGATTCACAAGTTACAACGCGCTAATACTTCATCTGAGATTAGATAAGCATTGTCGAGAAGAACATGAGCGCGAGACGTCACGGAAGATAAAAGAAAATGAAAACAAATACACAACTCTCGACGCTGGCAGATTTAGGATGGAAGCTAATACCGATCGGCGCGAAAAGTAAATTTCCGAGAATGGTCGACTGGCCGAGTCTTGCGAGTAGCGATCAGGATCAAATCGAAGCGTGGAGCGAGAACGCTCCCAATCAGAATTGGGGCGTACTCTTGGGAGAGCCGAGCGGGATCGTTGATTTTGAATGCGACGACGACGCGGCGGAAGACCGACTCATCGAGCTATTCGAGGGAGACGTACCGGTTACGCTGATGTACTCAGCGAATCGGGGGAACCATCGTCTCTTTAAATATCGCGATGATCTCCCAGACGTCGCGGTCGCGAGGCTCGATAATCTTGAGATCAGGATCGGCGGCGGCGGTAAAGCGGCGCAGAGTGTGATCCCGCCGAGCGTGCATCCGAGCGGGAAGCCGTACGTATGGATCGTCTCGCCTGACGACTGTAACGTCGCCGAGTTGCCTGATTATGTGGCTGAGAAAATTCGCGGACTCGTCGGAGGGGCGAGGTCTAAGACGTCGGGAGACTGGCGGCGAGTCGCCGACGGAGTGGACGAGGGGTTCCGCGCCCAGAGCGCGACGCAGTTTATCGGTAAAGTATTCGAGCAATGCGCCGACGTGTTTCACAATGACTCAGTCAACTATTGTTTTAGCGTCGTTAAGATCTGGAATAACCAGAACGACCCGCCGCTCGCCGAGGACGAGCTAACGCGGACATTTGACTCGATCCTCAAGCGAGAGCGGTCTAGTCGCATGAACGACCAGCTATCCGAGGGACTCCCGCGTCAGGTTCCGCTAGATCATGAAGTCGCCGAGACGCCGAGCGGGTGGCGGTGTATCGTCATGATGGGTAACCCTCGGGTCTATCACTTATTCAGTCCGCTATGGAGCGGTTACGTCGAACTATCAACGAGTCAGTATCTAAACCCGAGGCTGATCCGCGAACAGGTACTCGAACAAAAGCTCGTTGTGCTGCCGGATTCGTTCCGGCGTATGTGGCAGGGCGACCAGAGGACGGACGGGATCAGTCGCCAACTGATAGACGTCGCGGACAAGGTCGAAGTCGACCTCGAGGACGACAGGCTGCTTGTAATCGCCTCAGTGCTGCGTGACCAGATCAGCGGGGCGTACGACCTAAGAGACGGTAAAGAGCCTGACGGGACGCCTCAGAAGCTCTCCGACGGTTCTGTAGTTTTTAAGTTCGGTAAGATGCTCGAGCGTATTAGTTTCTCGGGCGGTGAGAAGATCAGCCGCCGCGATCTCTCGAAGGTTCTTAAAATCGTCGAGGCTACGAACTACCGACAGCGTACTTTTAAGCGTCTAACGCCGTCGAGTCTGGCGGCTTTAGACGAGTTAGTTGAGTGAATGAATCACTCTGTATATAGGGAAATATTCACTAAAAATATTAAAACTAAGTTCATTCATTCACTTTTACTACCTAAGTTCTTATATACCAACAACTTACAAAGTGAATTAAGTAATTTATTTAGATTCACTTTACATTCACTATTCACTTTTAAAACTTACATACAGTAGAGGACTTAATAAGTAGAGGTTTTATCTCTCTTATACAGAATAGGGATTTTTAATAGCTCGATATGGTTCAGATAGCTCGGTTAATCGGTGGCGCAGGAACAGGTAAGACTACCGAACTCTTGAATATTATCGACTCGGTCGTTAAGCGAGGGATAGATCCGCTATCTATCGGGTTCTGTTCATTCACTCGAGCGGCTAGAGCCGAGGCGGTCTCCCGAGTGTCCGATCGCTTCGGGATATCTGGCGATGAGATAACTCGTGTCGGGTGGTTCAAGACAATTCACTCGGTCGCCTATCGACAACTCGGCGTCTCGGGCGAACTCTTAACAGGCAACAAGGAGTCGCGCGACTGGTTCGAAGATAATCTAGGCGAGGCGGTTAGCGTGACCGAGACGGACGGGGAGATCCAGACGAATACGCGAACGCCAGTTGGACTCGCGCTCGATATATGGTCGGCGTCGAGGAGTAGACTCGAACCGCTGGTCGATTCATGGGAGCGGATCAAGAGATGCTCGCCGGAGACTCCGAGCCTTGAGGACTGCGAACAGGTCATCGAGAGATATGAGACTTATAAACGACTCGATGGGCGGGTCGACTTCGTCGATATAATCGGAAGATATGCGGGCGTGAAGTTTAGCGTCGAGGGGTTCGAGGAGGTCTCGCCAGACGGTGAAGTACCAGACGTTCCGGTCTGGATCTTCGACGAGCAGCAAGATACTAGTCAGCTACTCGATAGAGTCTCGAGGCGATTAGTTTATGAGGGGTCGACTCGATGGGGGTATCTGGCGGGCGATCCGTTCCAGTCTATCTACGGCTGGTCGGGCGCCGATGGTTCGCTGTTCTTGAAATGGAAAGCGGATCAGGAACGTATAACGGGTAAGAGTTGGCGCTGTCCTGATTCGATTTTAGATCTCGGCGAGAATTGCATTCGCGAATGTAGCGACTATTTCGATCGGGGCATTAAACCTGCCGACCATGAGGGGGAGATCGTCAGCACACATACACAGTCGACCGAATGGCTCGACTACGTTAAGCCGACCGAGTCGGTCTTATGTCTTGCGAGGACAAACCATCTGTCTAAGTGGTTCATGCAACAACTCAACGCGAGGTCGATCCCTTGGGAATCGACTAAAGGTTTAGGGTCGTGGCTCCCTGAGTCGAGGCGATCCGCTTGTCTGGCGCTCCATAGTCTGGAGTCGGGTTATCCGATCGACTTTCGCGAATGGGCGCAGGTCGTTAAGGCTATCCCAGCTAAAGATAATCTCGTCAGGGGAACTAAAACGAAATGGCAGAACCCAGAACGACCGAATCGAGATCACTCGGATCTATCCTGTCTCTCGGACTGGGGCGCTACCGATGCACTCAATGAGAAGGTAGCCTCGGGCGAGTGGTGGAGCATGATCGCAGACGGTCAGCGATTCCGCGACTCGGCTAACCGGTTCGGGGTCGAGAATATCATAGACCCGACGATTCAGGTCGGGACGATACATAGTGTAAAGGGAGCCGAGGCGGACACGGTGATTCTGCTTGATAGTTCGACGCGAGCCTGCCGAGAGAACGAAGACATACAAGAGGGACTCGACGAAGAACGGCGGCTCGCTTATGTCGGCGTGACTCGAGCGAGAAAAAGGTTAGTCATTTTACGAAAGATCGGAGAAGTGGCGCATAGAATGCCTATCGCATATTGAAAGAAAAGCAGATCGAAAACCAGATTAGGAAAGCCCTGACGGATCGGGGTTTCTGGGTCGTAAAGATTCACGGCGGAATATATCAGATGTCAGGATTGCCAGATCTGTTAGCGATCCGCGACGGTCGCGCGTACTGGTTCGAGGTGAAGACGCCGACGGGCAAGGTCTCAAGATTACAAGAGGAGATCATTAAAGAATTGCGGTCGTTCGGTTGTACGGCTGAAGTCGTGAGAAGTCGCGAGGAGGCGGTCTCGTATGTTGAAACAAAGATGTAAAGAAGGCGACAGAATTCAGGTCGGCGACTTGGTCTTCGTGATTGAAAAAATAGGGTTCAAACAGGTTCACGTAGGAATTGAGGCTCCGCGAGAGATCACAATCACTAGACAGGGGGTCGGGGTAGAGCGTAAAATTAAATCAACAATTCAAAATAGAAAAACGCGCGTTCGTCCTTGTTCGCGCGAGTGAGTGAACGGAAGAACCCTGCTCGCGAGTCTGGTTCTTCCGTTCTTTTTTTTTGGAGTCTTAAAAATGGCCGTCACCAACAAAGGTAAATATCACTTAGCAGACGTCTACTTCCGAAACGCTTCGGAGCCGTCGTCGTTTTATGTAGCTCTTGTATCCACTACCCCAACCGTTGATACCAACACAATGAGCGATCTGACAGAGATAACCGGAGACAACTACACGTCCGGTGGTGTAAGTGTAGCTCGCGATGCAACCGACTTTGATTCTCTGGTCGAGGATGACACCGCCGACGAGTCAGTCATTCAGATTAAAGACCTCGTATTTAATGGCGAGTTCAGCGGTGCGACTTACGCAGTTTTAACGGACGACAACGCGACCGTATCGAGCCGACAGGTCATCGCGTACTGGTCGCTCGGCGGTTCTGTGAGCGTATCAGACGGACAGACTTATACGTTGCAAAACTGCGAGATAAAAATCACCGACTGAGAAATTGATTCGATGGAATTACTTTTAAAGATCGGAGACGATCCTCAACCGGACAGATACAGAGACGGAGACATCGTCTCGGCATTCTCGACAGATCATATCATGATCGTTAACGCTGAGACGATTATTCGTCGTCTGTCTCGTCTTCATGATACGAGCGGTCTAAACGATTCAGGATCTCTACTGGAAGAATTTTTAGAACTATCGAGCGAGTATCGCTTCGATCGGAGTAATCAGTCTGTAACTCGCACTAACTTAATAACTGGCGAGGTAACGATTCACGACCGAACAACTGAGGAATCTATTAACGTCGATCAGTTTCTACGTCGTCGACTGCGACGACCAGACCATAAGATATTCGGGACAAGTGGCGGGGAGTACTGGTTCGGCGGATCGCGTGACTTTACAAGTTCTGAATTATGGGATCTGGTAGAAAATCATTCGGATAATATGCGATCAGATTTTCAGTCGTGGCCGTTGTCAACGACAGAGCGGTCTCATTTTTTGCCTCTATCCTGTGCAGGATATAATGGAAACGAGTCAGATATATCTACGCCAACTGCGCACGAGAGAACTAGTCCAGTTTTAGAAGACTCAGACAGTCTCTCACCGGAAATACTAGCTCGCCGCGAGTGGTTCGTACCGTACTGGGATTTGAACCAGACACTCGCAATAGATTTAGACGACGTCAGGGATAGCGAGAAGGTTGTCGATATTAGATCAACAACAGGAAGCCCGCAGCTAGACAGTTTGAATGTTAGCAAGGTAACAAGCGGGTTAATCTAATGGCTGAAGTGATAACGAGTATCGGAACAGATTCTTCTATTGATACCGAGACGCCCGCGAGCGGTAGCGGATCTAATCCGTATGTTGTCACGTTTTCAAACGACCCGACGGGGGTTTCGGTCGGCGACTCAATGGAAATTTCAGACGGCTATGGCACTACCTATAACTATTTAGTGACTGACATCTCAGGAAGCGATTATACGCTGAAATATATATCAGGCGGATGGTCTGCGACTAACCCTTACGGTATTACAGATATGTCATACGCTCAGTCTAGCGGGACATTCAAGCGGACGTATTCAACGATTAGCGCATGGGATACAGATCTGGATAATACAGCCTACTATTCATCGAGCGACGACGCCGTCGGTGAAGTGTATAACGACTCCGTTTTTGACGAATACATAGTTATCGACGGCGGCGGAACAGTCGGGCTATCTTCTGTGACGTTGACCGTGCCGGAATCAGAGCGGCACGATGGCAAGGCTGGTACAGGCGCGAGAATTGAATATACAGGCAATCAAAGCAGTTCATTTCGTATACGTCGAAGTCAGTGTACGGTCGAATGGCTTGAACTTGACCTCACAAGTACAAACTCAGCGGTGGCTACTGGATTAAACTTTGGAACAAACTCAACGCAGGAAGTTTACGCGCGAAATAACATAATTCACGGGCTAACCACTCAAAGTACGCATATTCACGGGGTCTATATCTGGGGAACAGGTAACTCGTCAAATACTCGTCATCTGATGAATAATATAATTTACAACATGGACAATTCGTCTAGTAGTAAATCAGCCTCAGGCGTAACGGTATCGTCTGGGAATTGGGGCGTCTACCTGTATAACAATACTGTCTATAATATAAAATCTACTGCGGTCGGCGACGATGCGTTCTGTTTCTCGATTCATGATACAGACACTTTTATTAAAAATAATATTGCAGCACGACCGAGCGCTTGGCATTCGAGTTATCAAAAGTGTTTTGCGGAATCTGGCTTTTCTGGATCCACGCACGACTATAATCTATCAACAGATTCAACCGCTACAGGAACGAACTCAGTCACCGGTGAGGACTATGCGGATCTGTTCGTCTCGATCACCGGCGGGACAGAAGACCTACACCTCGAAGAAGGTGCAGACGCTATAAACGCGGGTGTTGATTTGGGAACGTCTCCGACGGGCGTTAATATCGACATAGACGGATTCGATCGCGATACGGTCGCCTCGTGGGATATCGGAGCCAATGAGTATGTACCGACCCCTGTTAGCTTCAGTCCGACAGCGATAGACGCTTCAATCGTATCAACAGATCCGACAGGGGTTCAGGACGGCTTCAGCTTCAGTCCGACGTCGATAGACGCTTCAACCTTAACGGTAGACCCGACAGGGATTCAGGACGGCTTCAGCTTCAGCCCGTCGGCGATAGATGCTTCAGCCTTAACGGTAGACCCGACGGGGACTCAGGACGGCTTTAGCTTCAGCCCGACAGCGATAGACGCTTCAATCGTATCAACAGATCCGACAGGGACTCAGGACGGCTTTAGCTTCAGCCCGACAGCGATAGACGCTTCAATCGTATCAACAGATCCGACAGGGACTCAGGACGGCTTTAGCTTCAGCCCGACAGCGATAGACGCTTCAGCCTTAACGGTAGACCCGACTGGAGAGATAGAAGGATCGACAGAACCGGTAGAACCTGACTCGATCTCGTTTCGAATTTTAACAACAGATCCGGCGGCGTCTTCGACCTATAGTCCGGCGTCTGTAGATGGTTCGATCATAACAAGCGACCCGACGGGGACTCAGGACGGCTTTAGCTTCAGCCCGTCAGCGATAGATGGCTCAATAATAACAAGTGATCCGACGGACGTTTTCGGGTCATTCGTAAAGGCAGCGACAGCCGTCGACGCTTCAATCATAACGAGCGACCCGTCAACGGTTCATAATGGGTTTACAGCGTCGATAGACTCGATAGAACTATCAACGGTCTCAGTAGATCCGTCTAGCCGAATAGATACGTTCTATTCTCCTGATTCGATAGAACTATCAGGGGTAACGGTAGAACCTGACGACGTATTCGGGTCATTTAATGCGACGCCTGATTCGATCATCGTTAAGGCTCAAACCAACTTAGGACGCGCTGATCTGTTTGGTCTCTGGTATGTAGATCAGCCGTACATTGAGCGAGCCGAAGCGAGCGGTCTAATCTATCGCGCTACGATAACAAGCGTCTCTATTGAATCAGTAACAGTTAATCAGCCTACAATCGAGGTTAAGTAATGGTAACCAGACTTAAAGACTCAAACGAAGACTATATAACGATCCAAGAGGGCGAGAGTTGCAATCTTAAAGGGACGCTCAAGGACACGGGCGGCGATACGATAAGTAGTCCGGCTACCCTGACTCTAACCCTATACGATGAATCAACCGGCGTTATAGTGAATAGTCGAAACGAACAGAACGTCCTAAACCAGAACGGCGGGTCGGTTACGTCTGGTAACTATGTGATAGAATTGGACTCAAGCGATACGCAGATAGTCGGGTCACTAACAGAAGGGGAGCGTCAGGTTCGAGTGGCTCGTCTTGCGTTCACTTGGAACGATGGAGACGGAACGAGGACAGGGATCGAAGAATTCTCGTTTCCTATTCAGAGATTAACAACGACGGTCGGGGTCGGATCAGGATCTCAGGAGGTCGTGATAACAATCACAGACGCAGACGGCGACCCAGTCCCAGAGGCTCGAGTCTATATCGCAAGCGATGAAGCCGGAACGGACGTCGTCGCGGGCGCGGTAATGACGGACAAAGACGGCGCGACTCCGACGCTGAATCTCGACGCGGGGACATACTACCGCTTCGCGGAAAAAAACGGATTCACTTTTTCAAATCCGGAAAAAATCACGGTTTCGTAGGTTCTTTAAAAACGAATCAATAAAAAAC